GCGTAGCTTCACCGCGTCGCTGACGGCGGTGCCGAGCGTGAAGCCACCGAGCAGCCCCGCTGCCATGCCGGCGACCTGCTTGACGGTGCCGCCGAGCTCGCCCATCGACTTCTTCGCGCGGTCGATACCGCCGCCGAAGAGGTCCATGCTCTTTTTGCCGCGCTTGCTCTGCTTGTCGACCTCGTCGCCCGTCTGCTTGATCGTGACGAGAAACTGGCCGTTATCGAGGGTCAGCTTGACTTGGGCAACGCGCTCGCTCATCCGCTTCGCTCCCGTGGGAGTGCGGCCGCGCCTGCCTCAAGCTTACTCTTTCGTGCCGCCGAGCATCAGCCTCAGTTGCTCGGGGGTGACGAGGCCGCACTGGAGGTCTCGGGCGGCTGAAGCCACGAGGGTCGGTTCGGGGAGAGTAAGGCTTCCCGCGCCATATGCACCATGCAGGTGAACTGCGCGACACCAGGCATATCGGCTAAAGGGCTCGGGTTCTTCTCCCGCGCTATCCGCACGATGGTCTGCCAGAGCTGCTCGAGGCTCATCTCACCGAAGCGAGGGTCGAGCATCTCCACCCACACGTTGTATTTGCCCCAGACCACGAGCAGCGACTGCGTGTCATACGTCCGATAGAGCGTCTCAGCGTCGATCACGTGCTGGTCGTAGGGCTTCTTTGCATCGCGGATCGCGAAGGCCAGGATCGCGTAGTTCTCGAGCTGCGTGATGAGGTCTCCGTCACGGTCGAGGTCGAGCTTCATCGCGAGGGCCATCTCGCGCGCCTTGCGCCGTGAGGCGAAGCGATGCTCGTTGGTGACGTTGCGCAGCATGACCGGCACCTCTTCGAGCCCGCCCTCCTTCGTGCGCCGTTGGATCGTGGCCGGCATGTAGAGCACGCCGGCGAGCTCCTGCACGCCGAGCGCCTCCCAGTTATCGATGATGAACTTCGCGGCCTTCTCGGTGTCTGCTGCCATCAGTGCGCCTCCTGAAAAGCGGAACGGCCCACCCGAGCGCCCGGGAGGGCCGTCCCTTCCGCAGCCCCTTCTGTCGTCCGGTGACTGCGGCGGTTCGCCATGGCTTTGGTTGTCGCTGGGGGCTCGCGGCGCTGGTCAACGCCCCCTCTTTTTAGAATTGCTGGTCAGCCTAGGTGGTGACGTCTTCGAGCTTGCCGATGAAGGTGCATTTCACCTTCGTGGCGTCGTCGAGCGGTCCGTCGAGATCGACCTGCGAATAGACGCCGTTCACGGTGAGCGTCGTTCTACCGCCGGGGATCTTCGCGCGCAACTGGCGGATGGTGCCGCGCTGCGCGTCGCGCCAGTAGTTGCGCTCGGGACCGTCCTCGTCGATCTCGGCATCGTAGGTGACGGTGGTCTCGGGATTGCCGAGCGTGTGCCCGGCGCCTTTGCGCCTGAGCGTGTGCTTGAGCTTCGCGCCGTTCGTGAACGAGAGCGTGAAGTTGGTCACCTGCAAGAGGTCGCCATTGCCTTGCGCAATGAACGCCTGCGGGTAGACGAGCTGCTCATCAGCCATGATCGGATCCTTTCGCTAGCTCTCAGGCGACCTTCGCGCCCACAACGCTGAATTTGGCGAGAATCTTGATGATCTTCGTCGGCACGAAGATGTTGACCTGCGTCTCGTCGCTCGCGTCGATCTCGACGATGAGCTCACCGTTCTCGACGCTCGCATCGAGCGCGGTCTTATTGACCACGCCCTCTCGCGCCCAGAAGTTGAGCCGCGAGATGACGAAGGCCTCGACGTCGCGCCGCTCGACCACGCCGGCAGGCAGTGGGTCTGCGCCTGGCGCGAGGTCCTCGGTGATGGAGCAGTTGGGAAACTGCTGCGGGATGGCCGTGCGCAGGTCATCGAAGACCGAATACATGCCGTCGGTCTCGGGCAGATCGAGCGCGCGGTAGTCGGGTGCGGCACCGTTGAGCGAGTGCGTGGTGATCGGCCTGACGAGGAAGATCACGCCCGTCAGCGAGTCGATGTCGATCGGAGTGACGCCGTTCTGCAGCAGATCCTCGGTCTCCGCTGCGGTCATCTTCTCGGCGACGACGTCGCGCGGCCCATAGAGCTCGTGGACGTTGCCCACGCGGTTGAAGTTCGGGCGGATGGCGATATAGCGCAGGGCGTCCCCTGCCTCGGCGCCGGCGAGCTCGGCGGGCAGATCGTCGAAGGTCTGGCCGTAGACGTACTCCATCGCCTCATTGTTGCGGTCGATGGCTCCCGCCTTGACGTTCGCGATCGTCCCGGTGTTGCCGACGACTCCGACCTGCAGCAGCGCCCCGAGCCCGGTCTCGTATTGATTGATGTGCCCCGCGAGGCGCTCGCCGTTCGAGCTCGTGCTCGTGTCGGCCGCGTCCGCATTCGACAGGCAGGCAACGATCCGCCGGTATTGCCGGGTGTTGACCTGCGCGAGGGCGGTCGTGAAGTTCGGCTCGGTCGTGCCGCCCGTGAGCGCGGTCGGGTTGGCGCTGATGCCGATGCCGCCTCCGCCTTCGAGGATGCTCGCATGGATGCGGACGTCGTTGCCCCAGGGCCCGGCAACCTTCGCCGTGTAGAGCAGGTTTGGGCTCGCGCCGCTCGCGGTCACGAACAGGTCGTCGGAGAGCGCATTGACAGCGAGGATCGCGCGCGCATGGAAGGTCGCGACTGACTCACCCGAGAGCCACGGGACGTCGATGCTGCGCCCATGCACGCGCAGGCGGATCGTGCTGTTCTCGGTGCTCGGCCCCGTGAAGGTCTGCGTGCCAGTGGCCGCGGCGCCCGCGCTCGCCGTCGGTGCGATGACATCGACGCTCGCGAGACCGAAGCGGCGGAAGAGCTGCTTGGCTGCGAGATGGCCTGGCGTGCCGGCACCGAGCGCCGTCGCGACGTCAGTGGGACCGAAGCACTGGCGCACCTCGGTGTCGGCGGTGATGGTCCCGCTCGAGCTCTTGGGCGCCATGATGAGCGCCCGGTTGACTGCAGTGCCCGGGTTCGCAGGCGAGCCGAGCAGGTTGACGATGAGATAGAGCCCGGGGGTTTTAACCGAGCTTGCTACCGCCTTCGGGATCGACATGGGTGGGCTCCTTCGCTTGCTGCGGCTGCTTCTTCTGCAGCTGCTTTTCGCGAGGTGCGCCTACCTCTCGATTCGGCTTGTTCTGCTCTCGCCACTCCGCGGCGGTCCGCTCGGTGAGAGAGCCGTTGGCGATCGCACGCCGATACTCGCGGTGATACCGCCGAGCCTCGGTGGCTGGGATGGCCACGATGAGCTTCGGGTCGTAGTTCACCTTTCGCGGCTGCGTCAGGTCACGTGCGGCACCGATGAGCACCCGGGTCCCAAAGCGAGTCACGGGCTGCCCTTCAACGCAGCTCACGAATAGCCCGAAGGCATCCGCCGGATCGCCCATGGACGAAAAGCTACGGCATCTCCTCCGTCACGTCCACCACCTCGATCGGTTCCGTCGGCTCGGGCGCTTCGCGTCCGGGCAGCGAACCCTGGATCACCGTCGTGTTCCATTCGTTGAACGTGCGCTCGTCGATGGGCTGCAGCACCGTGTTTACGCGCAGCTGGATCCCGTAGATGTAGTGCTTGGGGCCTCGGCGCAGCCGCGTGCGGCCGTTGATGTCGACGCCGGCGCCGACGGCGGACAGGATCTCACCGTCGATGTTGGTCTGCCTATCGCTGAGCAGCCGGGTGCAGGCCTCCATCAGCATGAGGCCCTCCTGCCTGCGCGAGTGATCCATCTCCAGCCGCCCAGCGATGGGATAAAGCACGTAGGTCTCGCGCATGAAGCGCACCTTCCGGGCGCCACGCGTGCCGCCCTGCCGCATGCCGGCGGTGACGCCCTCGGCGGGCTCGGTGTCCTGCCACACGAGCATCAGCGCCGGGTAGGCGCCGAGCTTTGCGGCAAAAATGTCCTGCGACGGGTTGCTCGAGTCGATGTCCTCGAAGAACGCGACCGAGCGGGCGATGATGCCCGAATCGCTCCCGTCGGTCATCGTGGCATCGAGCGTCGCCGTCTGGGCGAAGTCGGAGATCGGCGGGTCGAACTGGAAGACGGTGTCCTCGGCCAGGTTGTGGCGCGCGCCGCCGACGTTGCTCTTGATCGCGACCGACGCGCTCGTGCCGGAAGGCACCGTCCAGCTGCCATCGCTCGAGCTCGGATTGCGGCTGACCTTGAAGAGCAGATCGTCGCGCAACTGGCCGCCGACCACCGGCAGCAGATAGGTGTTCGCGTCGAGCACCTTGTCAGGAGCGCCGGCATTGGCCGTGACCGTGACCGCGCCCGTCGCGCGAACGCCCGTGGCTGCCGAGACCTGCGCGAAGAGCGCGCGGGCGAGCTTCTGGATGTTGTTCGTCCTGAGCGCTTGGGCCATGCGCTCATTCTGCCGCAGCGACGCGGTCGAGGCGAAGCAAGATCATGTCGGCGACGTCCTGTTCAAAGGCGGCGAGGTCGATGGCCATGAAGTTGCGCGCCGGCATGTATTTGGTGCCGGTGACGTGGAACTTCGCATAGCGGACGTTCGTGTACGCCTCGATCGTGTTGTCGTCCCACGCCGGCGTGATGCTGCCGACCAGGTTGCCCGTGTCCTGCAGGAGCTTCGGTTCACCGCCCCAGCGTCGCCCTTTCGGCTTCGGCTCGCCGCGCGCCTGCCACCAGAAGGGATCCCACTCGCCATAGCCCTCGGTCTCGAAGACCTCCTCCACCTCGGCGGCGAGCGCCGCGGCCATGCTCGGCTGCAGCTCGCTGATCGTGCGATTGCCTCGCTCCTGGAACAGCCGGATGGCGCTCTGGAGTTCGGAATATTCGATCTTCGGGGCGCTCTTAGCTGCCATCGCGCGGCGGCCAGCGCCACGTGCCGGGCTTGCCCTCGGCGTCGAACTTCACGTCGGGGTTGAAGAACATTCCGGTGGGATTGAGGATGCAGAGCCCGATGACGTAGTTGCGTTCATCGCTCGCGCCGATCCCATCCATGAGACGAACGCGCCCGTCATCGAAATCGGGCAGCGGCAGCGCCTGCGTGATGACCGCGGCGCGCGGCACGGACGGGTACTCGCCGCCCGGCGTGCCGAAGGCCTGGTAGTGAACGATGCGTCCGACGGTGGGCTTCATCAGAATCCTCCTGGAGGGCGACGGTAGGGGTCGCGCGGGTCGGCGTTGAAGACGAACGGCGGGCATGGCGCCCGGTACTCGCCGCTGATCGTGGCGTTGCTGCCTGCCGTCGTCTCCGTTTCGAGCCGAGTGAGCCCAGTTGCGATGCTGGTGAGGTCAGAGCGCGCGCGCGCGCCCATCGCCTCGTAAGGCCCCTTCCCATTCTCGTCGAGCCATTCGGTCTTCCGCTCGCCGGCGAGCTGCGCGCAGATGCAGGCCCAGGCATGCTTGATCTGATCATCGGCGGCGAGCTCGGTGAGCTGCGCGACCGAGAAGCCCTTGTGGAGCAGGATGCCGACCGTCACGGCATCGGCACGCGCGATGAACGTATTCAGCGTGGTGAGGTCGCTGCTCGCCACCGCTCCGTCGCCATCGTCGTCGAAGAGCTGGATCACCTTCTGCGCGGTGATCGTCGCCTCGAGGATGGCGCGGCTGCCGATGCTGATCGCCACGGCTCAGCTCAACCCTGGGGCTGCTCGGGCGGGTAGTTGCGGGCTGCCTTCGGAGGCAGCGACTTGAGCCCGAGCTCGGCGAGCGTGACGATGCCGAAGTGGACGCCGCTCGCGGCCATCGCCTTGCGTACGGCTTCAGGCACGCTCTTCTCGGAGGCGCCGCGGTACACGCGCACGCGCTTGTTTCCGATGCGACCGATCCAGTTGCTGATCGCCACGCGCCCCGACTCGGTGATGTGCGTCTTGCCGTCGTGCCGGTAGTCGACGCGGTCGTCTTCGAGGATGCGCGCGCTGGTTTCCTTTTCTGCTGCCATGAGACCTCCTAGAGACTGGAGCGTACCAGAAAGCAGAAGGGCCCGCGCGTGCGTGACTTCGCGCGGGCCCCATTGGGTGTACGAAAGGGAAGGAGGGTTGCGGGTTCAGGGGGTTGGCTGCGCCTGCGGACAAGCGCAGCAGCCAGACTCTACCGTCGCGTATTGCGTGCCGCCGACTGCACCCACGGCAGCGGACAGGACCGCAATCACGACTCTCATCACCATCGCGCGGTTCATTGCAGCGTGTCGAAGATCACGCCGCCGACGTTGTTGGCGACCATCTTGACCTGCTCGGCGTGACCGGAGGCCATGAATACGCCGCCATGCAGGCCGCGTCGGTCGAGCGGGAACTCCCGCGTCGTGAAGCCATTGCCGCTCGGCCCGCGCCGGCGGAAGGTCTTGCACGTCATGATCTCCTCACCCGTGATGGGCTGATCGGGACCGGGGTTGCTGACGAGCACGACGCTGTCGTTGAGGATGAAGTCGAGCAGGCCACTCGTCTCGTTGAGCACCTTGCTCGAGACGATGTGGAATGGCGGCAGGCCAGGGATGCTGAAGTCCATGTTGACCTGCGCGGCGCTCGCGGCTGCCACCTGCGCCTGCACTGCGCTGTCGCCGAGCATCGTCCGCATATGGGAGCGCACCGACTCGCTGCGCAAGAGCGCATGCGCCACCTGCGGGTTGAGGAAGATGCCCGTCACGATCTGCGCCGAGGCCTCGATGCGGTCGAACAGGTCGAGCATCGGATCGCCGTTGACCGTGTCATTCCACTCGGCGCCGGCGGCGATGGTGGCTCGGTTGTTCGCGTTCCAATTGCCGCTCGTGGTGAGCAGATCCCAGACGCGCACCTCACGCTCGAGCGCGAGCGCCCAGCTGATGCGACGACCGACGGCCATGCGCGGATCGTACAGGCCAGCGCCCTCGTCAGCGTTGAGCTGCACGACTGCGGGGATGAAGCCGCCGAGCGCGCGCTCCTGCACGAGGTAGCTGTCGAGCGAGCTCTCGGGGTCGACTTCCGGAATATCAGCTTGGATCGAGCTCAGAACGTTCACGCGCTTGAAGGCGTTGTTGAGCCCGAAGATCCGATATTGCGCGGTGTCCTTGTCCACCAGCATGATGGGGCACGCCTCGTCGGCGCGAAATCCCATGGGCTTGTAGCCCACCATGAAGGTGTCCATCTCCTCCGAGATGGTCACGTCGCTCGGTGAGAGCGTGAGCATGACGGTATCGCCCGCCTTGCCGTAGCCGGGTACGTCCTCGACGAGGCGAACGCTGAGCTGCCGGTTGTCGGGAGCCGACAGCGATGCAGCAGTGAGCAGCGCGGTGGATGAGCTTTTCATCTGATGTGCCTTTTGCTTTCCGCGCCGCTCAGGCGGGCATGATGCCGGGTTGGATGTCGACTTCGATGAGGTCGCCGTCGACGAGCGCCTCAGTGTTGGCGATGCCGATGAACCACTTCGCAGCGGTCGCGGTCGCGCCCTTGCCGCCGGTGCCGCCCATGACCTTGGCGCCGATGGCGATCGCAGCGCCGGCCTCTACGATTGCGCGTCCTTCGACCTGCACGTCGCCGGCATAGCCGTCGGTGATCGCAGCCATGGTGACGCCGATGGAGGCTGCAGTGCCATCGGTCTCGGGCGCGATGGTGTCCACCGCGGTGCTGCGTTTGACGAGGCGATGCGTCGCGATCGTCGAACCCGTGCTGTTCAGGCCGGCGCGTACGCCGCCGTTATCCGGCACGATTGCTCTGGGTGTAGGCATTGCGGGTGCTCTCCTTCGAGCTGCTCTCGCGAGGTGCGCCTACCTCCCGAACTGGTTGTCTGATTGTGTTGGGTGGGTTGCCGGATGCCGGCGTCAGTTGACGGTGAGCTGCGCGGATCGGCGAACCTCTCCAGCGCGCGTGACCTTTCGTTCCCAAGAGAGCTTCTCGAAGCCAGGCTCATTCTTGGTGAGATGCGTGATGAGCTTCTCGGTCGTGTTGCGACCCTTCAGGCCGCGCAGATCGATGGTGATCTCGGGCGAGCCGCGCTCCTCGATGGGCAGCACCTTGCCGTCCTTCGGTGGCTCGAGCTGCTTGCCGTTCGGTCCCGCCACGAGTGAGCGCGTGAGATGGATCTTGTCGCTGTCCTTCACGCCGTACTCGGTGAGGAAGGTCTCGCGCCCCTTCTTTCGCGCTTCCCGCAGCTCGACGATCGTTGGCTCATCGCCCTTCGGCTTCGTCGCTGCGAGCGCGGCGATGGCATTCGCTACGCACTGCGCGCGGAATGCCCCGAGCGCTTTCTTCGCACCGTCGCCCTTGTAGTTCTGCGCGCTCATCGCCGCAGCCACGTCGAGCTCGCTCATCTCGCCATCCATGGAGGCGTCCGCACCGCGGATCGCCTGCAGCTCGGCGAGCGCTGCCGCGAGCTTCTCTTCGGCGCTCTGCAGCTCGGGCAGGGCCTTGAGCACTGCATCGACGTCGGCGACGCCGAGCGCTTCGAGGACTGCCTTGAGCCCGCTCTTTGCGGTATCGCCCTCTTCGACCGCCTCTTCCACGGCGGCGCCCACGGCGTCGTCATCGAGACGGATGTTGATCTTGAGCAGCTTGCAAAGGCGCTCGCGGAGTTGATCGCTCATCGTGTGGTCACCCGGGTTGAGAGAAGACCGAGCGCCGGGCGCCTCCGACGGCTGGTGTGATCGTTTTACAGTGCGCGCGCCCGGCGCGCCAGTAGGTCGATTGGCAGCGGCGAGCGGCTCGAGGTCGCGCATGAAGGGGTGGTTGGTGATGGCGATGCTCGTCAGAACGGGGCCGATCGGCTCGCCCGTGACCCAGTGCACGCCATCGAGCGTGAAGGCGATGCTCACCGAGCGATACTCATTCCGCGCGATTTGCCCGCGAAGCTGCTCGCCGAGCTGCGCCAGCGCCCAGAGTTGCGCCTTGCCATCCGCGCCCTGGCGGACCTCGACCTCGAGCACCCAGCCGCACGCCGGCGCGCCCGAGCTCGCGATGCTGCCTTCCCACGGCGGCATCTCGCTCGCGTGCTCGTAGTCGAATTGCAGGACCGGGCGGCAGCCGCCCTCGTGTGCCTCGTCGCCGACCTTGAGCTTGCCCGTCGCGTACTGCGGATCGGCGCGGAAATTCTTGATGAACGACTCGAAGACCGCGCCGGTCATCGTGAATTCACCCTGATGGTGCCCGCGGTAGACGCCCTCGTTGCAGCAGTGGATCCACTTATACTCGGGGACCTCGCGCTTGGCGGGCGCGGCGGTATCGTTCGCCGGAGCGTCGAAGGCGACGACGGTGTCTGCGAAGAACGTGGCTCGGTTGACGTAGGCGCGCGCGGCAGCAGCCATGCGCTCAAGTCTACGGGCCGCGATCAGCTCGGTGCAACGCGCCCGCCGGGCTCGTCGTGCGAAACATGATCCATGGATCGGTCCTGCCGCGGCACGCGGCGCGGCTCGCCGAGGTCCTGCGAGGGACCACCATCGACCTGCAGGCTCGCCCTGCCCTGGTAATACTCGACGCTCAGCTGATGCCGCAGCCCGTCCTCGGGCATCGGCACGTCCCACACGAGATCGTGGTCGGCGAAGTGCATGATGAACGGCAGCGTCCTCATAGCAGCGTGTCGATCCCGCTGGCGAACCCCGCATCGGGCAGATCGCGAATGCTCGTGCCCTCCATCACCTTCGGCGCGCCTTGCTTGATCGACAGGCTGCGCACGCGGCATCGGCAGTTGTAACCGAAGGGTGCCATCGCTTTCCGCCAGAAAGGATCGTTCGCGCGAAGCACCACGCCGTGCACTGCGCGGTGTTCTTTGCGCTGCCGCGGGGGGCCATCGTTGACCGTCAAAATCTGCCAGAATGGCCGCGCCTCGAGCACCTCGGGCTGGCTCATCTGCCGCACGCGTCCGCCGCTATAGGCGTTCATCACGTTGGTGCGGAAGATGGTCTCGACGTGGCTCGGGTTGGCAGGCGTCCACCCGGCGCTCTGGAACCGGGCTGCGGCATGCTTGCCGAACTCGCGCAGATCGGCGCCGACGGCGAGCTGTCGGACGAGCTCGCGCTTGACCGTGCGGACCATCTCCTTGTTCGCCATGCGCGCCACCGTGAAGGCGCGGCGCTTGGCAGCAGCCTCCATGCTCGCGAACTCGGCTTCGGTCACGACTTCGCGCTTGAGGAATTCGTTGATCGCTTGCTCCATCGGGCGGCTGGCGAAGCTCGTGTCGCGCACCGGATCCACGAGCTCGAAGCCCTTGCGCGCGAGTATCATCGCGTGCAGCGCGGCAAAGCTCTCGACCTCGATCGTGGTGTTCTCCTCCATCTCGAAGTCGGCATCGAGTGCGCCGAGCATGCAGCCATGGAGGAGCTCGGGCTCGACCGTCTCGGCGATCTCGTCGTAGCCGTAGCGCTTGGCCGCGGCATCGATGGCCGCGCGGATGCCCCTCGCCGTGCTCTTGCCGGTGACGGCCTCGACGAGGAATGCCGCGAAGTCACCGGTCGCTCGCGCGCCATGCGTGATGCCGTGCTCGACGATGGTCTCGGGCGAGCCGAAGACGGTGCTCGGCTGCTTGGCGAGGGTGATGTGCTCGCCATGCTCGCAGGCTTCGCAGCTCGCCCGCGCCGCGAGCTCGCGCCAGCTGTCCTCCAGGTCGTCGTCGTCGGTGTCGTTCTCGACGAGCTCGACGGTGGCCGAGGGCGCCCGAGTGAGCGTCTCGACCATGTGCCGAAGCTCCTCGACCGGCGCAGCCTCGAATTCCTCGAGCTCGCTCTCCGGCAGCTGCTCGCGCAGGCGGCTCTTGAGCAGCACGAGCCATGCGCTTTTGCCGGCGAGCTCGGGCATCACGGCGGCGGGGATCGGCCGCCACTTGATGGGCCACACCGTCTCGCCGGCGTCGTTCACCTCGACGTCTCGCACGCGCTCGATCCCGCAGATGCGGCAGCGGTTGCGGTGGCCATGCTCGCAGGCTGCGATCTGCAGCTCGGTCATCTTCGCGGCGAGTGCTGCTGCCGAGTCGTCGGTGCCGGACGAGCTCGTCCCGATCGGCGGGGCTCCGGGCGGCAGCGCTGGCGCCGGCGGCTCGCCTCCTCCAGGTGGTAAAGAACCGGGCGGCGGTGAGCCAGGAGGGAGAGTCCCACCGTCGTCCGGCAAGTTCGTGGCGACGAGCGGCGCATCGGTGATCTCGCCAGGTGATGGCGCGGTGCCTGCTGGATAGACGATCTCGGGCGCTGCGGGTTGTTGCACCATGCCGAGCTCCACCGGGCGCAGGACCTTTTTCAGGTACGCTTCGCCGTTCTTGATTTCGCGCACGCCGAGTTTCTCGCGTGCTTCCTCGACTGCCACCTCGAGCCCGATGTCGAGCGCCTTCTGGATTCGCGCGCCTTCCTTCTCGCGGTCCAGCGGTGGATCCGTGCGCAGGAAGAAGCGCGGCGCGTGCCGCACCTCCATCGGACCGAAGTTCACGGCGATGATGCTGTCGGTGAGCTGGCTCTCGACCGCTTCACTCAGCCGGCGGGCATCGGATGCGATGAGCAGATCCTCTTCGGACAGATGCGCATCGCCGATGGATGAGCCGAGGCCGGTGCTCACGGCATCGGTCGTGCCCGTGCTGCCGAGGTAGAGCTTCGAGAGCACCTTCATGGCGTGATCGATCGCCTCGTCGTGCACATCGCCCGCACCTTGCTGGGGCTGCTCGACCTGCACCTTGAAGCCGGGCGGCATGCGCGCGACGGTCTGCCCGCTGAGGTTGAGCATCGTCTGATAAGCGGTGTTCATCGACTCGATGTTCACCGGCTTATCGGCTTCCGGCAGGATGATGCGCCAGGGCTTGCCGAAGAGCTCGAGCAGCGCCATGCGCTCGCGGGTGCCGAACCTGCAGAAGAACGACCAGTAGAGCGACGGAGGCGCGAGGCCTTCGCGCTCCTGGTAGTCGTTGAAGAGCCGCGGTCGGTAGACCACGAACTTGTGCGGCACCGCTTCTACGGGAAAGCCGATGTCCTGGAAGCCGCCCGTGTCGCGCCAGGCATCGATCACGCGGATATCGCGGTTTGGGCCGAATGAGAGCCGGCGCGGGTGAATCCACCAGAGGTCGCGCACCCACCACTGCCGCCCCTGCGCCTCCCAGTTGATCTCGCTCGCTGCACGGCCATCGAAGGTGCCCCAGGCGAGATCGGTCAACCGATCGCGGAAGTTCGGGATGAGCTCGAGCTGCCAGCGGACGAATGTCGCATAGCGCTCGGCGCGCTCTTCATCGACGCCGGGCCCGGTTGCGGGCTGAATGTCCCAATCGAGCGCCGCGACGCGATTGAGCCGCTTCTGAAGAAGTGCGGATAGATGGCCATCGAGCGCCACGGTCTCGCGCGAAATGTCCGTGAGAGGCCGCATGTAACCGCAATTCGCGCTGCGCAGCGCATGCTCGATGCGGTTGAGGTCGAGCGAGCGACCATAGTAGGTGCGCCACTGCTCCTCGCGTGGCACGCGCTCGCCGAAGAATTCGCGGCTGAGCACCGTCGGATTCGCGGGCGGTACCGGCGCGCCCGAGGTCGCCGTGCGCCGTCGACCTGCCGTGCGCTTCGAGCTCGCGATGCGCTTCGGAGCTATGGCACGAGCGGCGGCAGCGCGCTTGCTGGGCATGCCTTACAGACTACCCGGCTCGGGCGGTCAGTGCACCATTGCTCAGCTGGCGATGTCAAGACCGATCCTGTATATGGATCACATGACCGAGACCAACGACGACGAGCGCGAGCTCGACGAGGACGCTGCCATTGTCCGCGTGAAAGCGGCGCAGGCATCAGCAATCGAGCGCATCGCGCAGCTCGTCCCCGGGCAGGTGCTCGAGCTGCGGGATGTGATCGACAAGCGCAGCTGGGGGCCAGGACCCTGGCAGGATGAGCCGGATCTCGTCGCGTGGCGGCTCGCCGAGGATCCGGACTACTGGTGCCAGATAGCTCGCAACGCTGGCCTCTCTGGTGCGCTCATGGGGTACGTCGCCGTGCCTGCAGGGCATCCATTGCATGGACAGGACTACGGCATGCTCGACCGGCGTCTCGAGACGCATGGTGGTTTCACATTCTCGGGTGAGGCCGTCGGCGGGCGCTGGGTCTTCGGCTTCGACTGCGGTCACGGCTGGGACTATCAGCCGGCGATGGAGGCTGCGATGCGCGGCTCGGACAGCTTCCTCCCGCCGCATCTCCGGACTCACATGTTCCACGAGCCGATGTTCGGCAAACACAACTACCGCCATCTCGCGTACGTGAAAGTGATCGTTGAGCTGCTCGCCGAGCAGCTGCTCTACATCGGGCGAGGCCTCGCGATCGGCATCTGTCGCCTGTGCGGCTGCACCGACGAGGACTGCCGAGCATGCATCGAGATCACGGGCGAGCCATGCCGCTGGGTCAAGCCTGACCTGTGCTCGCGATGCGCGCCTCAGCTCGAGGTCGCACGATGAGCGAGACCTTCTGGATCAACGTGGCGAGCGGCAACGAACCCTCAATGCTCGCGCTCGTGCGAGACGTCGCCCGCACTGCGCCGCCTGGCGTGCCTGTCTTCAACGTGCGAGAGAAGCCCGGCTCGCCGCCGGTCGCAAAGACCCTGCGCTATGAGATGCGCGGCATCGACATGTGGGCGGAGGTCGAGGAGCTCCGCGCGGTGCGCGGCCAGCACACGCCGCTCGCGCTCATCGACTATGGCAAGCGCCCGCCCGAGCTCTACGCGGTGTTGCTCGCGCCAAACACCATCCCCCGCGAGATGCTCGTCGACATGTTCTCGCCGAAGGCAAAGGTATGAAGCCGCCCGAAATCCCGTACCTCGTGAAGGACTTCCACGTGCTCTACAGCGCGGCGCTCGACGTGAGCGAGTCGGTGCTCGACCCTGACCGCGTGAGCCCGCCGCTCAGGTTCCTGCGCGCGCAGCTCGACCGGCTGCGGCCGCTCTTCGAGGAGTGCGACCAGCTGCGCTGCGCGCCGAAAGAGCTCATCGAGCTCTGGTACGGCGGACCGCGGCCGCCGGCGATGCCCTCCACACCGCCGGCGACCATCGAGATCGGGCTGATGGGCAAGTTCATGCTCATGGCTGACGACGGTGCGATGGTCGTTCGCATCGGTGCGGCCACGCTCGCCCTGCCTGTCTTCTCGACCGTCGACAAGCTACAGACGGCGCTCGAGACGCTGAACTTTCCGCCCTGTGATGGCTTCGCGATGATCCAGCATCCGGACGCGCTGCTCGCCTCCGTCGACCCGAACGTGCAGATCATCCTCGACCCCTGGCTGCATGAGAGCGGGTCGATGCGGTATCTGCTGCTGCAGCGCCCCTAGGTCTGCCGGCGAGCTCGCGTTTGCGCCGCGTGCTTAAGGGCGAGCTCCTGAGCGAGCGCGCCTGCTTGCTCCTCAGTCAGCTCGCCGTTGCAGATGCGCGTGGCGAGCTCGCCGGCAAGTCTGTCGACCTCTGCAGCTTGCTCCTTGTCGATGAGCCCCATCGCCATGAGCAGCGTGATGGACCGCTTGAAGGCCCACTCGTCCATCAGAGCAGCTTCTTCACCCAAGCCTTGAGGTCGGCGTTCTCTGCTTCGAGCTCGGCGATGCGCTTGCGCAGAGCATCGGCCTCGGTGGTCGGCACGACGGGCGACGGCACGCGAGCATGCCCATTGCCATTCGTCGCGTGCTCGGTCGTGCCGTTGCTGCCGGCTGCCTTGAGCTCCGCCTTGATTTCCTTCGCGTACTGCTCGCGCCAGACGACGAGCGAACCATACGCGACGCCTGAGCTCGCGCAGTAGTCTGCGGTCGTGACGTCACCCTTCAGCAGCCAGCCGCGGACGGCTGCGCGCTTCGTTTCCTCGGAGTATCTCGCGGACATTCGGTGCCTTTCCCCGGGGGAATCCCCTCCCCCGCTGGTCTTGGTTCACCGATACATATACAGGTTCCGCCGAAGGGCCTGCAAGCAAAGTGTGGCGATGGTGATCCCAGGGGGTTCAT